ACTTTACTTTCCTTTACTTTACTTTGTGTACTTTTGTATACATTAACTGGGGTTTCTGCAACATTAACTATAGTTTCTGCAACATTAACCCTAGTTTCTGTATACATCATGTCAACATTAACTAGGTTAATGTCAGCATTAATTTTTACCGATTTTCTGCGCTCTGTGATTTTAAGGTATCTATTTTGTATTCCCTCAGACGTTAGGACTCGAAAATTGTCGTAAATTCTAAATGAGAATAACCCTACCTCACACGCTCGATTTATTACATTTTTTACATAATCGGTATCGAGGTTTGTATCAAGAGCGATGAGTGCTATATCATCATCTTTAACGTTCATGAAATAGCCCTCATCTCTATAGATCGCTGCGAATATGTATATCAGTACAGCAATAGAGCTGGCCCCACACGAAAGCATGATTTTTCTTATTTTCAAATCACTCAAAAACCCTACATCAAGAGGGAAGTACTCAACCCCTTTCGCTTTAGGTCTAGCCATTATTAAAACTCCTTATCTAATAGGTGATAACGTAATATAATCTCTATCGCTCGTCTTTCCATATAGCCCAATCTGTAGACCATAGTCTAAAATGCTTTTTACTGTATTAGCTGAAACGCCTGTTTCCTTTTCGGTGCGTACCATAAAGGTAGGTGTATAAGGAATATAGAACAGCTTTAACGCTGCGATATGATCTCGTACTTTCACCCAATCAGCACCAAATTGAGCAAGCATTTTGTCATTATTATTCATGACCGACTACCTCGCCTGTGTTAGCGTCGATAATCTCGCCTGCTACGTTGTAGGTGTCGCCGCTTTGCTCTGCCGTTGGCTCATCATATTCTGCGTCAATGGTTTCACCGCTGAAATCAACGTCAAATTCGCCGTCTTTGTTCATGCTGATTACGCCGCCGTCATTACTTAATGCTTGGCTCATTTGTACACTTTCAATACTCAAAGGGCCGAATTTGGAAAGCAGGCGTTTGAGTACCGTCTTTTCAGCCATAACATTGAAGTCAGCGAGGCCCCATTTATCAGTACCACCCTTATAGTTTTGACTATATTTCTTGGCATGCGCTTGCATTTCATCAAGCGTCATAAACAGCATTTTCTCAAATCCATTTGTGAGTCTAAAGTAAGCTAGATAACCAATAACTTTATCACCTGTACGATTACCGAACTTAAATTTATCAAGTAAGCGGTTCTCGTATTCAAGCTCGCCATCGTATACAGTTTTAGCCCCAATGTCTACATATTGGCCGCTACGTTGAGCAAGTTGGATATAGCCTTTATAACCAAGCTGGAACTGTGCAGCACCTTTATAAGGCACAATATACGCAAAGCCCAAGCTTTGATTAATCGGCAAGTCTAACATAGCCGCCTGTGCCGCTGCCCCAATGACTGTGGCAGGGTCTGCTTTCATCAAGTAATTATTGTTATTTGTAACTGCAATAATACTGCTCATAAAGCCAGCTGCTTTCTTGCCTAGCATTTCCTCGAATTTTTTCTTGTATGCTGGGCTTTCGAGCATGCCTTTTAATGTTTTAGCCTCTTTTGCGGCTGTGATAGTGTTTTTCTTTAATTTAATTCCTGTTGTAGTTGCCATTATTATTTATCCTCGCTCTCTGGGAATGCGTCGCCTTTAATGCCTGCAATATAGGCTTTTAATTGCGCAACCTCTGCCCTTGCACTATCTAAATCTCTTTCTCTACATCGGATAGACCAATCTCGGCTAGAAATTGTATCATTCGCCTTTTTGAGTTCAAGTTCCAGCTCTTCAATTCTTTTCAAGAGAACTTTTCGCTTAGGTTTATTTCCCATTGTTTCGATTGTTGTTTTTTCTGTGTTTTCCATTATTCCACCCCTATAGTTAATACTTTTCTTTCAAAATCAACCTTTACTATGGCTGCCTCTTTAACTCCACAATTACCTATGACTTTTACCTCAAAATCATAAGGAACGGCCTCGAGCAGCTTTCGTAAATCATGAGTTTTCATTATTTCACCTCAAAGCGTCGGCTCGGCTCACCCTGTTTGATGTAATTTGTATACATTTCTGGGTGATCGCTCTTGAACTTTTTACTATCAAAAGTCTCTCTAGGCTTGCTAGTTTTCCAAGATACAACATGATCGCCAGCTGTAGCTTTTTCATTGTCTTTCATGTAGTCCTTTAAGAGGTTTTCAATACCTCTCTTTTGAGACTCTAATTCTGTGAGCTGGTCTTTAATTTTCAGATAATCAATAACAGCGTTTCTATATTCAGCAGGCAGCTCTATAGCTTTGCCGTTGCTTTGTTGATAGATTTTTTTAAGTGCCTCGCTGCAAGCTTTGCTATCGTCTGGCGCTGGCATGGTTTTAGTTTCGACTAAATTCCAAAATTCTCGGCCAGTATCTACAATAGCCTTGATAACTTCCTCATTACGTTTGATTTCTTTATAAACAAACGTATTACCACCAATAAGAGCTGCTATCCACCAGCTCGCCTTGCTAGTTACCGCCATGTAGTGCTGGCATTGCACATAATAAGCGTCTGGCACGCTGTCGTCTTTCCACTCATCGGCCTTGAAAGCGTTCGCTGTCTTACATTCAAGACCAGCGTCAAGGACTACGATTTCCCTGTCAATATTAGCGAGTAAATACGGATATTCCTCGCTCTGTAATGTGAAGTTGTTGTTACGCACCTTATATCCAGTACGCTTTGCGAACTCTTGGGCTACAATATCCTCGAGGATAGTACCCCAATACATTGGCTCGCTTTCCTTTTCCTCTACTGTATCGCTTGTTTTATCGAGCCATACATCGAGAGGGCTGCGCCATTGATTAACGCCTAGCACAGCGCTCATATCAGAGCCGCCGAGCCCTAGCTTGCGAACTTTTAACCACTCTTCACGAGTAGCACTTTTACTGTCAAAAATCTTTTTGTACATTGTGTGATGTCCTTTCTTTTCATTAGAAAATAAGATATAATAATGTTGTGTGATGTTCCTCTCTTAATTGATTGGAATATAGGGCCGTTCGCCTTTGGTGAATGGCTCTTTTTTTATACTTAGATCTACCATTTAATAAGCGCCTCACCTGTACACCACCAGTAAGCAGTGGCAAAGAAAAAAACCAATGTTAAGAAAGTGAATAGCGCCATTTGTAACGATGTAGGCTCATCATTACGCCCTAGCCGTTTGGCTCTCATTGGCTTTCTGTGTCTTGCTTTTAATTGTTGAGTCATCATTTTTACGTTTCCTTTCTTTCCATTCCTCAAATGCTGCTAGGTTTTGAGGGTTATTGTAAAAGTTATATATTTCATCAATGAGCAATGTCATAACCTCACGCCCTCATAACGATTAATGAAATATAATTGCCCTTTGCCTGTTACTTTAGGCGTTTTATTTATACTTGTTCTGCCGTCCGAATGAGTGATAGCAGTTTCTTTAATTCTGAAAAGACCTAGCTCCATAGCTCTCTGAGTTGGCATGTTGTAAGAGCCGCCTTTTCTTGAAATTAGATAGCCCTCAGCTCTCAACCGCTCGAACAGTCTATTTTGTCCGATATTGTGGCCGTTTTGATTTAAGAGTTTCGCTAGATCACCGATTAAAATATCGGTATCGCTAGTACTCACTGCGTCGGCGAATAATACTTTCGGTTTCTGTTCCTCTAGCAGCGCTTTTGTTTGGTTATGCGCCTCGATTTCATTGGCGTACAATTTCAATGCGTCTGGTAATGTTCTAGGGATATTCATGCTATACGTTCCGTATTTTCGTAAGCTTGGGAGTACTTCACCTGTTACCCAACGTTTGAATTGTTTTGCATTTGCTAATTTACTAGATAGAATTAGAGAATATAAACCACTTTCATTTATTAACCACCCACCACGTTGGCCTAAGCTCGATAACGTTTCGTTATTGAGTTTGTCATCAGAATCAACATGGTCAATAATCGCCTTACTGCTATTTTGATAACCTAGTATGTTAGTTACATCTTTTGCCACAAACCAAGGCTCATCATTTTGTAGGATAATTCGTACTTTTCCGAATATTGCATTGTTAAATACTTGTAATTCGTTCATCTAATCACACTCCTTTTATTGTTATGGAGGACTTTTTTGTCCGCCGCTCGAATTAAGACTTTTTTGTCCGTGTTCGATGATTTTGGTTTTTCACATTTTT